GAACTTAATGCAAGCTTACGGACCTTATGTTTACGAACAGTTTAAAGATAATGAAATCTTTAATGTGGGAACATTTGGAGGTTCTGCTGAATATGTAAAAGATATGGTGTTCAATATCTTTACCAATGCAATCAATAGGCCTATTCAAATTTGCGACCAAGCCGTATTCAATGTTCTCATTAATACTCAACCATATAAAGATATTATTACAGAAACCGATGATTGGGCTTGTGAATTGGGCACAGTCATGGATCCATCTAAGATTGATGCGTTCAGGCCAAATTTATTGTTTAGTGAGCCCGTATTTGAGGATGGATTAGTAAGAACTGCCGTTACCAAAAAACCTTTTCCAATTGTTCACCAATATGATCGTGTGCCGGCACTAAAGAAATTTGTTCAAGAAAAATATGGACAAGATGATGAATCTCAACTTTTTATTTACAGGACTTAAAAATGGATTACGAAAAAGAATATCAAGATGCTTGTGTTAGACCAAGTGATATGCATGAGCATTTGCCTTGGATTTCAGAACTTACTTCTGAATGTAAACACGCTACCGAATTAGGTATTGGTTATGCACAGAGTACCAGAGGTTTTCTAAGACAAGATGTTGAAATGCATAGTTACGACATTAACATTTATCCAGAAACACAAGCTTATTTCGATGCAGCTATTGCTGGCGGCCGCAGAGTTACACTTCATGTAGAAGATACTAGAACAGCAACAATTGCACCAACCGACATTATGTTGGTAGACAGTTATCATTCTTACGAACAGGTTAAAATTGAACTTGAACGCCACGCAGGTAGTGTAAGTAAGTATATTATGTTTCACGATACCACACTATTCGGTGATTTCGGTCAAGGCGGAGAAAAAGGTGTTTGGCCAGCAGTTCAAGAATTTTTAGAATCTCATCCTGAGTGGCAGTTAGTTGAAAGACGAACAAATTGTAACGGAATGACTTTAATTAAGAGAGTATAAATGAAAATCTTTATTACTGGTTTGGCAGGATTTCTTGGTAGCCATCTTGCCGATAGAATGATTGAACTTGGCCACGAAGTTATTGGTAATGACACTTTAATTGGTGGTTATCGAGATAATGTGCCAAAAGGAGCTAAACTTTATATTGTGGATTGTTGCGACAATGATAAAATGACTATCATCATGGAAGGTTGTGATATTGTTATTCATACTGCTGCAACTGCACATGAAGGATTATCTGTATTTTCTCCTAGTTTCATTACAAGAAATATCTTTGAAGCGAGCGTATCTACAATATCTGCAGCAATTCAAAATAATGTAAAACGATTTGTTTACTGCACATCAATGGCAAGATATGGTGAGCAACAAACTCCATTTACCGAAGATATGAAACCAATGCCTGTGGACCCTTATGGTATTGCCAAGGCAGCTGGCGAAGAAGTATTGAAAGCACTTTGCGATACTCATGGCATGGAATGGAATATTGCTGTGCCACACAACATTGTTGGTCCCCGCCAAAGATATGATGATCCATTCCGTAATGTTATGAGCATCATGATTAATCGTAACCTACAAGGTAAACCTGCTATTGTTTACGGTGATGGTTTACAAACCCGTTGTTTCTCTTATGTAGATGATTGCATTAACTGTTTAGAGAAGATGGCACTTGATCCTAACATTGTTGGTGAGATTATTAACATTGGTCCTGATGAAGGTACTATTACAGTTAAAGAATTATCAAATTTGGTTGCAAAAGAAACTGGATTTGAAGGTGAATCAATTCATATGCCAGACAGACCAAGGGAAGTTAAACACGCCTCCTGTTCAGCTGAAAAAGCTAGAATATTGTTGAATTATGAAACAAAAACAACATTAGAAAAAGCAATTCAAGAAACTGTAAAATATGTTAAGAAGAAAGGACCAAAACCTTTTGATTATTCATATCCATTGGAGATTGTATCCGATAAAACACCAAAAACTTGGAAAGATAGGTTAATGTGATGAATACATTAGTTGACATTATGGTTGAAAAGAATTGGCGTAATGATACACATTATGAATTTGGTACCGATAAAGAATTTAATCACCGTTATTGTACCGCCTTTTATGATGAAGAATTTAGAAAGTATCGTTATCAAGAAAATTTAAGACTTTTGGAAATTGGAGTCCACCGTGGCGGAGGATTAGCAGTATTTCATGAATATTTTAAAAATGCTGAAATTTGTGGTGTTGATCCGTTTGATTTTGGTGCTATAAAAAATTGTGAATCTTTTCCTAGAATAAAGATTTTTTATGCTGACGGATATAAAGAACAGTTTTCCAGTTTTTTACCTAGTTTTGATATTATCATTGATGATGGTCCGCACACCAAAGAAAGTCATTTACAGTCATTAAATCTTTATTTACCAAAATTAAACTCCGGCGGTGTTTTTGTTATTGAAGATATTGCCGAAATGGAATGGACCGAAGAATATAAAAAATTGGTTCCTGCAGGAATGAATTATGAAATTATCGATGCTCGTGAAATTTCTGGTATGAGCGATTCTATTATGTTTGTCGTAAGATATGACTAATATATCCTTTTGCCACCTTGCTTCAGCAGGTAAGAAGTTATCTACTGAAAAGATGGTAGAGAATGTTCGTAAATATTATCCAGATACCTATTATTTTTTAGGTTCCGATTCTGCTGATGATTTGTCTAATATTGATAATGTCAAGTATTTTTATTTTACCGATAAAGTTGGTTACCCAAGTTATAGTTTAGAAAAAATATTAAAGTGGTTCGAAAGATTTAAACTTGCTTGCCAAGAATGTAACACTTCACACATAATGATGATGGAAGATGATGTTTGGATTAAAAAACCAATTACAGTAGAAGATGATTGGGAAATGGCAGGACACAATATTACTATTGGTAATGTTATTCCAGATTTCATCATTGATAGTATTACCGAGTTTTCTGGTAAGAAACCATTAACGAATCAATATGGTTGTGGTGGAGGATCCATCTTTAAGGTGTCGACCTTCTTAGACAACTATGATAGGGTTATTCAATGGTTTAAAATGAACCATGATTTATTTCAAATGAGATATAATCCATTAGGTTATATGGATTGTTATATGCAGGTTTATTATTACCTTTGTGGTAAAGATTATACTGTTAATCCTTATATGACAGATACACACCACCACACAAACGATGGTTATGATTATGATGATTTTGTCTTGAGCACACCTTTACACATTGAAATTGTAAATAACTACAAGAAATATTATTGGTCATGAGAACACTAATTGTTGGTAAAAATAGTTTTATTGGTAAGTCATTTTTTCATTCTACCAAAAACGTAGATATTGTTTCTTACAAAGACCTTGACAACTTAGACTTTTCCAAGTATAATACTATATTAAATTGTGCCATTACACCAGAGTTCAAGATTGAAGATTATAAACAACGAAATGACCTTGATTATCAAGTAGCTATTCATGCAGCCGCAAACAAATGCCATTATATTATGATGAGTTCTAGAAAAGTTTATGGTTCTTCAGATGACTTACAAATATTGAATGAGGACTCCAAAATTGATGCTAACGATTATTATGGAGATAACAAAGCAACCGCTGAGAAGAAGATAATGGAATTAGGAAGTTCTTATACAATATTGAGAGCATCAAATGTTTATGGTTTCGAATATGGAAGAAATTCTTTTATGGGCTTCTGTATGAACCAATTAAAACATAATGACGAAATTGTATATACAATCAATGGCAAATCCAAAAGAGATTTTATTTCAATTAAATCCGTATGCAAAGTGTTAAATAAAATTGTAGAGAAGAAACCTACTGGAATATATAATTTAAGTTCTAATCATGGAACGGAAATTGGTGATGTTGCGAGAGCTTTGATTGAAGGATATGAGTCTGGTAAATTTATTGAATCTGGTCAAATCAAAGACCAGTTTATTTTAGACAATAGAAAATTATTGAAAACATTGGACATTGAATTGCCTATATTTCAGAGAAAATATATTAAAAAACTTGGTGAAAAATTATGAATAATGATATTAGTATTGTAACTTTCTTCTTTGACATGGGTCGTGGGGAATGGACTCCAGATAAAGGATTCCCACATTACTTACATCGTACCGTAGATACTTACTTTGAACGATTCAGTTATATGGCACAGTTAGATAATGAAATGATTATCTACACTCATCCAGATTTTGTTGATCGTGTTGCTGAGTTGCGCAAAGGAAAAGAACATATAACAACAATCATTCCTTTTGATTATATGTCCATGTTTCACGGCGAAAAGAAAAAGATTTACGATATTCAAATGAGTCCCGAATATCAAGCAAAGATTAATCCATCACAAAAAATTAATCCTGAATATTGGAATCCAAATTATGTTCACCTCATGTATATGAAATCATTTTTTGTGAAATATGCATTGGAAGATAATTTGATTACAAATGATTATGTTGCTATGATAGATTTTGGATATTGTAGAACACAAGATAAGATTCCGTCAAGTAAGAAGTGGTCGTATAATTTTGGCGAGGATAAATTTCAATTGTTTGGTTATAGACCTTATCCTGAAGGACAACCAATCGAAGATGTTATTTTCAATAATAAGGTTTATATTTTGGGTGCCAAACAAGTTGGACATAAGAATCTATGGCCTGAAGTCAATCGTTTAATTGTAGAAAGTATGGAAGAACTACAAGCAAAGAACTTGATTGATGATGACCAGACTTTATGGTTGATGGCTTCATTGAAGAAACCAGAAATGTTTAATCTGAACATCATTCCCGACCATCAATTAGGACATGATTCGTTTGTTTTGTTTAACAATTATAATGATACAGTAAAATGAGAATATATCTTAGTGGAACTGCCAATCTAGGCGACTTTTTAAATGGAATGCCAGTAATGTCTGGTGTTAGTAAATATATTGGTAAGTATGAGTTAATCATTAAAAGTGGTATGCGTAAGTTTAAAGGCATCAAAGAATTTTTGATGTACCAAGACCTATTTACCGATGTTGTATTTGACGATGAAGTATTCATGTACGGTGAAATGATACAATTAAGTTCTTGGCCAATGCGTGAAGATAAAAATGATCCAAATCGACCCATTGAAACTTGTCGTTATGAAAATTGGTTGAATGACCACTACAGAATGTTATTTGAAGTAGACGATGATTTCATAGTAAAAACACCGGAATATGATATTACTGTGAAAGATGAATATTATGTTGGTGACCGATGGGCTGTAGGTGAAATTGATGACCGCAGAGAAACTCATATTCTATCTCACCTTGAGAAATATAATTTCATTGATTATGATAGACCAATGTTGGAAAATGCTTACATTATTAAGAATCTAAAGAAACCATTTATTACAAACTTTACGGGTATCGGTATGTTGGCTGACCTTTGTAATGTTCCGTTATATTGTGTATGGAAAGCAGAAGATTGGAAACCTGAGTTCCGTGTAGGTAATGATGTAAGTTGGGATAATGGTAAGAATATCGATAAAGTATTTGAAAAACATTTTTATCTTAATCGTAAAGCAAAACTAGTTCATGCAAAAGATTTGGAAGCGTTATTATGATTATCAATATTGAACCTGGAACTTTTGGTACGGTTCGCAATGGCGATATGATTGGTGTTGCCAATGTTTTGGAACACATAAGAAAAACAAATAATAATCCACATATTCAATTTCATTTAAAACCAGGCAGTATTAGTTCTGATACACATTGTCAAACATTCTATGAGATAATGTTAAAAATGACAAATTATTTTTCTAAAGAAGAAGGTACAGAATCTTTACCTTGGAGAAAAGTTAATGTTTGGGATTTTAGAGATATATCTGGTGATTTGGTGAAGATTCCTAATAATGCACCGATGGAAAAAAAGATTACAATATTTCCTTTATTCGATGCACCATATAACACCTACAGAAATTGGCCGACAAATCTATTACCACATTTGATTGAAAAATTTAGTACAGATGAATATAAAGACTATGAGAAAATAATTTGTAAAAAGGGTGAACCTACTGAAGGTTGTCCGTTTACAGGATGGCGGTACTCCACCAATTTTGTGCAGAATTATTACCACATTACCACGGCCGAGATTTTTGTGGGTGGCGATACCGGATCTAGCCATTTTGCGTGGGCACTTGACAGAGGACCTAAAAACCTGTTATACTATAACTCTAGTCGAGGCTTAGTTCATACCCTACCATTCTATCTTATGGAAGGTAAAGGAAAAATGGCAACTTATTGGTTGGATTTTGAAGGAACCAAGTTTTAAATCCAACAATTTGATGACTATGTATCTAACCCAACCTTTCTACGGTTTAGAGAGGTTCGGATAAAAGTTGTATAAATAAGTAAACCGGCAACCAAAGTGTGTTGCATATCAGAAGGAAATTAATGTATTCATTTAAAGCGTTTCTAACGGAAGCGACCAAAGCCGAAGATGAAGGTAAACTCAAGCATATTACTCATGCTGAAGATTGGCCTATTCTCAATGGTTCTAAAGGATTTAAACATGCAGTTGATACACTAAATCAAACTCATAACCACATCAAATCCGGTGGTAAGAGTTCCGCTTTGACCATGAAATATGATGGTTCTCCAGCATTGGTGTTTGGTCACCATCCTGAAACAGGTAAGTTCTTTGTTGCCACCAAGTCAGCATTTAACAAGAATCCAAAGATTAATTATACAGATGATGATATTGAGAAAAATCATGGTCACGCTCCAGGTCTAGCCAAAAAATTACACTCAGCACTCAAGCATTTAAAGAAAATTGCACCGGAAACAGGCGTATATCAAGGAGATTTGATGTTCTCCGATAATGATGATGAAGGTGAAGGCCGTAAAGAAGGTAAAGGCGGTAAGATTTCATTTAAGCCAAATACCATCACTTATACAGCTGGTGGAGATGAAGCTGAAAAAGTTCGTAAAGCAAAATTGGGTGTAGTGATTCACCAGCAATATCATGGCGATACGGTTGAGAATATGAAAGCGGATCCTCATCCGGACACACATAATTTCAAACAACATCCGGATGTATGGACAAAGAGTCCAGAATATGATACCAGACAGGTACATTATTCTGAAGAATCTCAAAAAGAATATCAAAAACACATCGCTGCAGCACAAGCGTTACATACAAAACATGGTAAAGAAATGTATGACGCCATTAAACCTCATGCTGGAGAACATGGGTTATTATCAACCTACATAAATTCAACAGTTCGTAGTGGTGAAAAACCATCGGCTGAAGGATTTAGTAAACACATTCAAGGTGTGTATGATAAATTAAACAAGACGAAGCCATATAAAACTCCAGCATCACAAGGTCGTAGAGATGCTGAAATGAAGTCTAATTTAGATTGGGTCAAAAAACATAAAAATCATTATGAGAACTTCTTCAAAATGCATGGACACCTACAAGCAGCAAAACAAGTATTGGTAGATACATTAGACCAACACGAAGGTGGACTAGAACACCACATCGATGGTAAGAGAAGTAAACCTGAAGGTTATGTTTCAAATCATGCAGGACAACCAACAAAATTGGTAAATCGTGCTGAATTTGCTAGAGCAAATTTATTAAAAGTAAGAAAACCTGCACCAGAAGAAAAACCTAAAGAAAAAGAAACAAAGAAAAAATCAATTAAAGTAGATTACGAAAACGATCCACAATGAAAACATTTAAAGAACATTCAAAATCGTTGCATGGAGCAATTGCTTCACACAAGTTAACAGGACATACTTTGCACATTCGTAAAGAAGAAGAAAAGGGTCATTACGGTCTTTATAGTAATGGCAAATATGTTGGTGGAATTACTGCACAAAATGAAGCTGGAGCTATAAGAATCTTGAGAAAAAGAGGATATGACATAAAATGATTAATTTTTCGATTCTCTTGGAAAAACTATCTCCAAAAATAAAAAAAATAGTTACAGATAAACCAAAGAGAACTTTGGGTGATGCAAATAAGTTAGCTACACCCCGATCTAATGTAAATGAATATCTATTAGGTTCAGAATTAGCTAGGCGTGCAGGTCTAAAAGATACTAGACCTGGTGAAACCGAAGAAGAAAGAGCAGCAAACGAAGAAATGCACAATCGTTCTAAGCAAATGATAGATCCCGAAGAATATGAGGACCAAAAACAAAGATCCATACGGATGGCGGATCAATCAATAAATCAGTATAAAAGAAAAGGCATCGATTTAACAAAAGCAACATCCGTACACATAAGTTCCGGTAAAGGTGCTATAAA